TCAAAAATATAGCTGCAGTATTGCCAACACCTGTATGATAGGTTCCCCAAGAAGTAGCACTATTTCTAGATTTTAAAATAACCATAGCGGGAGCCACACCAAGTCCGTGACCTACTGTAGCATTGCCGCTAGTTCCAGTAAATGATACAACACTAATGCCTGCAGTAGTGTTAGCATTCACCGTACTAGTAATAGAACCATTGGTATTAGAAACTCCAGAACCATTGCCTTTCCATTGCCATGCAACATAACTGTCTGCATTACTGTCGCTGTAAGAACGAGTGCCAGTGCCAATAGAAAACCCGTTAGAGTTAAATGCAGTGACACCATTAGCATCCGTAGTTTCTGCTGCAGTGCTGTCACTAACTAATGCTTTAGTTGTTCCTCGTAATGCATCAGTAAGTTTATGATCTTGAGCACTAGACCTGTCTTTAATCCAAACTAAATCTGGTTGAAATCCTGCAGAATTAGTAATACTTTGTGTACTAGCAGATCCGGTGTACAAGTTAACATCAAAGTATTTATTACCTTTGGCAATAGCAGGAGTACCCATGTTTTGAGTACACATTGCTTTAAAGCCAGAAGGAGCAGTGTTCAAGAAAGGACGTTGACCAGCATTCATAGTCATAATATAACTACCACTAGCAGAAGTACCAATGGGATATATTAAATCTCCGCTAGACACTGTTAGTGTAAATGCAGGGTTAGTTCCAGCAACAGGATCTCCACTATTAAACCAAGTACTGCCGCTACCAATCCACACTTTACCCGTAGAACTATCTACAGCAAATTTTAAAGTGTTATTAGTAATGGTTCCATGATTGATGCCGTCACTTACTGCATTTATCCAATAGGAAGTAGAACCACTTGCATAGTTGACTCCATAATAACCTGATTGGCTATATGCTGCCCCTTGGGTGTTAATGGTGTGATTAACACAGAATCCCATTTGACCACCACCAGTAAGGGTATTACATGCTACTTCAAAATATACTTTGCCAAAGCAAGGCATACTAAAATATGCATTGCTTCCACCGTCATAGAAAGATAAGTTACCATCAGACATGACAGTACCCCAACTATCTAATTTATTCCACACAGCGTAGTTGCCTCGCACTTCTCCACCCACCCCAGTATCACTACCGTAGTTAGTGGGAGTGTCTACCATGCTATCGTAAGTAGATCCTGCAGTGTTACTAATGTTATTAGAAGTCCATGTGTTGCTATTGCCACTGCTATCTTTACCAAAGTTAGAAGTGTCGTTAAACTTTAAATAGAAACCATTAGTGCCATAAGTACCAGAATATTGTTTTGGATTCCACACCCCAGTTACTACGTCGAATGCGCCAAAGCTGGTGGGCGTTAAGGCTTGACCGTCTATAAAGTAGGCTTCAGTTATGTAGCCATCAAAATAATCTACACCAGTACGAAATGCACCAATGTACTGAAGGATTGAGGAAGAGTTAAATCCTCTCATATTGAAGTTTTGTGCAGGATAAGTGGCGCTGCTAAATGAAGTTATCTGAACGCCATTAACATATGCTTTCATGCGATTTGTGTCTGTTGCTTGAGTGGTGTCAATCGCAACAACGATGTGATACCAAGCAGACGGATCACGATAAACCGCGCTTGAAGTTATTGTTGGCGCAGTTGAAGCATTGTTCAAGCAAACAGAAAATGTATCATCCGATTCAAAACGAATATAGTCATTGGCGACACTTGATTGAGAGGCTGTGGTCAGATATTGACCAGAAGATATTGTTCCTCTTTTTACCCAAAAACTAAATGTAATTATTTGGGTGCTGCCGCCACTAGCATTTGTTCTAGTTAAAGACGCACTCGCAGATGAACGTAAACGAACGCTGTTGGCTATTTGATATTTACCGCTAGGGGAATTACTTCCTAAAACTATCATGCGTCACCCAAAGCACGACCTTGTTCATACAAATTAGTACCGTCAGATCTAAACGTAAAATAGTCTTTAGCACTAGCAGCAGTAGATAAAGTAGGAGCAACCCCACCTACCCATTTAAACACACTGTTCCAAGTTAAAGTGTTACTTCCAGAGTTTTGAATAACAGCCAATCCATAAAAGCCACCATTAACCAAGTTGGTTGGAGCACCCATAGTGCGGTTGCTCGACACAAAAGTAAACGTAGCTACTTGAGCAGTGGATACATCCCAAGCAATAGTAGCAGCATCTGTGAGAGTAGCATTACCAAAATATTGTTGTTTAGTAAAGTTAGTGGTAGTACCCGGTGCTACATAATCCGTACCTGCTGTGGCGTTAGCCAATGCACCGCCACTGTTAGCTTTAAGAAGAGAAGTACCAGACGGAGGAGCAAGATAGTCAGTGCCTGCGGTAGCAGCAGTGGTTGCAGAACTACCATTGGCTTTTACCAATCCAGTTAAAGCTGTTAGAACAGGAGCAGCACTGAAGGTTTGTGCCTGACTAAATGTGTTAACTTCATCAAGTTTAGGAATGTCATTTAAACTAGCAGCCACTAAACGAAGTTCTACTTTATCACCAGAATTCCAAGCTACAGCAGTTGTGCCATCTTGTGCTCGTGTTACAGTGAATGTATCAGTAGACCTAGCAGTGACTTTGACAATTTCTACCGTGCCTGAAGTATTAGCAAGGGTACAATAAAAGTAATCACCAGCACTTAAAGTAGGAAACTTACTACCAGTGCCACTGGCTACTGTTAAAGATGTTGCTCCAGAAAGAATGCCAGATGCTAAAGTAGTAGTGGCATTGTTAGTAAATTTCATCACCATAATATTAGCCTGCCGTAATGGTCCAAGTGATAACTAAAGAGTCAGCTGCAGCTTTAGAAATAGAACTAAACACAACGTGCGAAAGCATCGTACCACTAGAAGAAGCATTAAAAATTCCAGCCTCTTGCAAAGTGCCAGTACCCGTACCAGCTGCGTAAGTAGTAGACAATGTGACTACGTTAGTAGAAACACTGGACGAAGTAAATGCTTGTCGAGCTATTTCAGCACCTAACGTAGTATCGCCATTAGCAGCAGCAGTTCCGCTAGTACCGATAGCCATGTGAGTAAAAGGACTAGTGCTGCTAGAGATTAAAGCATTAGCAACAAAGTTTTTACCTACTTGTACAATAAGGTTTTTAACATCACGAAAGTCTTTGACATTACCTTCATTATCCAAAAGGGTGATTGTTAATTCGCCTTTCATGGGCAAAGATTCATTCAACATAGTTTATCCTATTGATAAAAGATTTATTCCGGCCCCGTTTAGAACAGTCGGACTTTCTATATAAAAGGTAGTGCTTTCACTTATAGATAGGCTATCAGTTAAAACTTTACTACCATTAAACACTAACGATTCAGTAAAGCTTATAGAATCACTAGGACGTTTAGTTACCCCAAGTACTACAGATTCAGTTACAGAAAAACTATCACTTAATACAGGTTTTATTTGTTTAGCTATAGATTCAGTTACTGATAAAGTATCACTGAGTTGTCTTCCTACAGCTATAAAAATACTTTCAGTAAATGAAATTGATTCGTTTGGAAAATCAGTTAATACTTCATTACTATCTATAGCAACTACGTTCAATGCTAAATCATTTACTCCACCTTTACCTATTGATGGAGTTATGTTTTTATAAATAGTTTTAGCAACACTATCTGATAAAGGAACACTATCACTAGCACTAGTATTAAAATTAAATGGTATAAACACATCTGCAGGTTCAGGACGAGTAAAGGGCGGTGCTTGAAAGTCAGCAACACCCCTTACAAAATCCTGCGGTTGGCGAGGTTCCCAGTCCCCCGCACACACCATGAAACCATCCCACCGTTTGCGTAGCTCGGAAGCTTTTAATTCTCTTCCGCAGCTATCGCAAATAGCTTTCCAGTCTCCTTTGTCATATCTGGGACGATACGGCATTACTGTTTAACGCATTCAAGAGTGAGAGTAAAACTAAGAGTTCCTGACCACCCTTGAGTAGCAACAAGAATCTTTCCAGTATTACCTGCACCAGCGTTATTAGTAAGCCCACCGTACTTAGTAGCATCCATCCTACCCCTACCGGCAAGTTCTACAATACGAACATCCGTAGTAGCATCCCAATAGAGATACACTGCAAGACCGTCTTCAACATCAAAGAAGATTTTGTCAATGCGGAGTTTAGTAGCCAAAGTGCCATTAGCATCCATAGCACTCAGCAATGCCGGATCAAGCAGGGTAGTTAAGGACACATCACTAGTGTCCAAAATACCATCATACTTAATCACGACATTACGAGGACCATCTACTAATGTCTGAATCGAAGTTACGTTAGCCATTAAAGCCTCCTATTAAACGCGACCAGAGACTTCGCAAGCAGCCGTAACGTAATCAATGTTAAGAGGGCCAGCAGCAGTACCAATCTGGAAAGACGGATTAAGCTGGATAGTATTGGCCGGAAGGTTAGACAGTCCAGTAGTGCTGTACGAACCAGTAGAGCCGACTGTACCACGAACTACACCGTCAATGTAAACATACAGAGTCGGAGTAGGTTTGCCGTCGTAATAAAAGGCTAACGAAGTACGAGCACTGTTGGTAGGAGTAACACCAGTATCAATAGTAGTCGTAGAACCAGCAGCTGCTTTAATAACAAGGTTCCAAGTACCAGCTGCACTCTTAGTAAAGTAAACGCCATCGCTAGGCGAAGACGGAGCACCTTTAACCATGCCGATAACATACGAAGGTGCAGAAGTATCTGAAGGCAGCACAAGGCCAGTTTCAAACCAAAACTGAGAACCGGCAGCACTGCTAGTAGCCGGGTTAAATACAAAAGCTCCACCTTTCAAAGTGTTCGATTGAACGCCTGAAGTGTTCCAAGTCAGTGCTAATGCACCACCAACAATAGAAGTAGAAAGAGCCGAGCTAGACGTACCGCCGCCAGCAACTACAGTCCAGTCTCCAGAGTTATAAATGTGAAAATCATTTTGATAAATACAAATAGAAGTGCTATCTACAACAGAAAGATTAGCTAAAGCTCCGCTATCATTGTTAGTAACACCATTACGAAAACGGGTAGGATTGCCCATAAAATCTCCAATTGACGTTAAATAATTAACGATCTGTTAGGACCGTCATTGGAAGAAAAGTTATTTCTTCTTTTTAGGTACGCTAGGTTCAGGACGTTTGCCCTTTTCCTTTTCTCGCTCGTATCCCATAATATTCCTTTCAAAGAAAGCCCCCACCTCTTATGAGATGAGGGCTATTCCATTACGGACCGTTAACACCCCAAATAGCACGAGGATCACTCCAGCCAAAGCTATAACGCTCATAGCCTTTAGCCTTCACGTTCATGGTATCAAAATCATTGTCTTGATCGAACATGATAGCGTGACGCTCGTAGCACTTCATACCAGTCTTACCCGGAATGCTATTGCGGATAAACCAAGCATGCGGGGAAGTAAAGTAATGATTGACCTTAAAGCCACCCGGCAGGTAGTTACCCGACTTGATGACGTTAATGTCGTTGTTAGCATTACCAGTTTGGTACGAAGAGTGCAGAATGCGTTGAGCATTAAACACTTCGTTACGAGCAATGTGCAGGGTTTGCGGCATCACCGAGATCAACAGACCACGGTCATTCTGCAGACCCATGATAGCGATGCAGGCATCTTCCAAAGCAGCTTCGCTCAAGTCAACGTCCACAGTTGGCTTGTTAGCCCAAGTACCACCAGCCGTATTCGGATGGTCAGTAGCACACAGAGCCTTACCGTCGCCACCAGTATAAGTGGAGCTAAACGCACGGTTGTACACGTTCGCAGCAATGTTTTCTTTCGTTTGACGGAAAGACATTGCCAAAGCCGCAGCACGACGCTTAGACACTTGTTCATACAGGTTGTCATCCAACTCTTCCTTGGTCACAATGTAACCGAGGGCATACGCAATGTGCGTATAGCGAGTCGTGAAGCCTTGGATCTCGGAATCATAATTGACCCCTTGACCTTCGGATTTAATCGGAGCAAGACCAAAGCCCGACAGTTGAACATCTTCTTCGTAGTTCTGAGTCGAAGAGTCCGAATCAAACAGATCGGTATATTCAGTCGCATGCTCATTGTACACTTGGCCCCACCAAGCTTTAACTCCGGGCCACAGTGCTTTAGGATGCGAAGCAGTTGTAATTACGCCAGCCATATCATTCTCCTATCAATTACGGAGCAAGGTAGCCAACGACGGAGCCAGAAGCACCCGCAGTGACACCAAACTCGTGATAGTTCCATTTGCACAGAACTTTACAGTATGCTCCAACAGCATTATCGGAACGCTGAACCAGACCCAACAGACGGATCGGCAACGTAGCGGTAGTAGCCGGAGAAGTCAGCACCGTGCTAGAGAACGGAGAACTGACAGCCAGACCCGTCTGGTTTGCAGTGACGGTCACAGCAGCGTTCTTATGCAGGTCAGTAGCAGCAACAGCAGTGCTATCAAACTGAGCTTCAAAGATCACATAAGGATCATCCACAACATACACATAGCGAGTACCAGCCGAAAGGCCAATGTAACTCTTTTCCAGCGAAAGCGAAGTGCCAACTAACGAAGTACCCGGATCAGCCACACGAATACCAACAATGATACCCAGAGGCAGTGCCGAGGTAGTCGTAGCACCACCCCACTTAGTAACATACGTAACACCGTTAGCATCGGCAGAGGCTGCAGACATTACGCAGTCACCGATAGCATAGGTGTTAGAAGCGTCGGAAGCGATGGCGTACAGTCGGCCTTGTTCGTTCCACGAAGCTCCCGAAATGTTCCCTACAGGCGAAAAGCCCTTGGGAGCGTTAAGGTTTGCCATTTAAGACTCCTATTAAGACATTTTAATACCCTCACGTGGAACATAAAACCCTTCGGTATTTACACCGGGGGCTTTGCCCTTACGGAGAGCACTGTCGATCTGCTGAGTTCGTCCAATACGTTCAGCTTGATCTTCGTCATACCATTCTTGTTTGATCTTCATAAGATAGCCGTACATAGGACCACCATCTTCAGCCAGACCAACTAAGAACCTAACCTTATCTCCGACGTCGGTGTTAGAGGAAACTACGTTAGTTCCCGTACCACCAACCTCGTCAGGAGTTACAAATTCATACCCACTCTGTAGAGCAGTATCAATTCTCCCCGGACTATCATTGAATATATGCAAATGATATCCGTCAATTGTGTGACCAATTTTTAATTTGCCTTCAGTCCCATTAAATAGGTTTCGGCGTACTCTCTCAGGCTTGGTCGTTGCAGCTACAGACTTAACTTTTTTCTCTTCCATCGTAAGTGCTTTAGGCATAATTGTCTCCTTTACCTTTCTCATTCCCACTCATAAAGAGCGAGGTATTCTTCACGGTTCTTCATAATTCCCTGCTTAATGAACCTATCGCAAGCAGCTTTAGCATCGACCGGTAAATTATCGTAAGTGTGCTTATTGTTATTAGTAGCACGAGGACGATTACTTCCCGACTCTACAGAAGACATGGGTTTCTGTTTCTTGAACTTCTGGGGAAACTCTTCTGCAAGAACTTCATCCAGCTTATCTAGAAACGCTTGACCCATTAGATTGGGGTTAGCTTGACGAAGCTCTTCACCAGCGGCAGTAGTCCACTCGGTAAGCTTCTTGTCTTTGCCAAACCAATCATTCTCGTTCATCCAGCTTTGCAAGGACGGATCTAAGATCTGAGGCTCTTGCACAGCAGGCCGAGTTGCGGCTTCTTTAACTTGTTGCTTTGCTTCTTTAGTTTGCTCTTTAACATCATCAATTGCATCGTCAATGGCATTAACCTTAGCACCATCACCGTCTGCAATTGCCTGAGCACGAACAGTTTTCAGTTGATCTAATTGGGCAGTGAGTTCAGTCACTTTCCGTTCATGGGCCTGCTGTTGAAACTTTTTAAACTCTTCAGCAGTTTGCTTAAACTGTTTTAACTGTTCTTTTGTGTAATTAAGATCTTTAAGCAGATTCTCATTATTCTTACGAAGAATAGGCATAATCTCTCGACCACGTTTGACAAAGGTATCAGCATCAACCCAGTCAGTTTCGTTGCCTTTAAACTTTTCTTTAGGAACCCAACCTTGCGATTCAGCTTCCTTTACTACTGCCTCATTAACTTCAACATTACTTTCTTCTGACATATTATATACCTTTCTTCTTAATTTTGCAAGCCACGGCTCAAATGAGGATCTACTAACTTAACATCCCCGTCAAGAGTAGCAACAACATTATCATCATTAATAAGTCGATATTGCTTTCCGTCTTTACCCAAGTACAGTAAGCCTGCATACTTAGAAAAGACAATACGATCACCAACAGCACACCAAGGACTAGGAGAATGGTCAAAACATTCCTCCCCCATATCAATCACTTCGCCAGTAGTGTTAGCCATCTGCTCCCGTTCTTTTTCAGAATGGGTAGATAGAATAATTCCACTTTTAGTAGTGTTATCAATCTCTAACGGCTTAACTAACAACCGTGGACCTTTGGGATGAATACCAGAAGTATTAGCCATTTTGAATATCCTCATACTCAATATTCAAAAGCAAATCAATGGTTTTAATTCGCCCAGTAATTTCTTCCTTGTCAAAGAATTTGTCATAAACAATTCCTTCTACCATGTCAGCCCTTTCTACTTTCAATTTACTAAATAAGTTCTTAGTAACAGGATTATCTAACCACTCGACAAACATATCTTTCGTAACTACCATTCATTTCTCCTTACATTGGCGGAGGCATATCCTCCATAGGTTGTTGACCTTCCATCGGCATTGCACTTGCTTCCGGTTGATCTTTACTACTATCTAACACAGACTGCATCATCTCAATGGATGCTACAGTAGCTTCCCTACGCTCTTTAGCAGCTGCAATGGCTGCATTGATTTCATGTATCTTAATCTTAGACTGTTCATTCTGAATACCAGCCATAACAGCAATGGCTTCTGCTTCTAACTTTTTAATCTTAGCTTGGTTAAGTTCTGCCTCACCCATCATTTTAAGCAACCCAAGTTTCATCTTGAGTTCCATATCAGCCTTTTTAGTTTCAGCTTTAAGTTGTTCAACTTGCAGTTTCGGATTCGGGGGAGCAGGAACAGCATTCGGACCTTTCGGGTCAGGATAGATTTTATCAACATCCGAAACACGAATAGCTGACAGCCATTTCTTTTCTACTTCATATTTATTATATCCCGGGGTTTGCATAGCTGCTTGCTTCAGCATCATAGCTTGGCTGAGGCGACTGCTTTCGCTAGTCAAATGGGGATCAGCACTTGGACGAACGTCACTACTATCGCCCATGTAGTCACGATTGTATACCACACCTTCATTAGCAGCTTCATTTACGAATTCTACTTTCTCGTCCAAATACAATTGATTCAAACGATAGATCTTTCTAAACTCTTGCTTAAGACTACGGTAAACTCGTTTGAAGATGCCATTAAATATTTTAAGACCTTGTTCAGTCATATTACGGGAAGTCTCAGCAGGGGTGTTCTGGCCGGGGTTTTGTCCGGTCAAGATTTCTACAGCACCACCAATACGCTCGCCATAATTAATAAGCAGGTTTAACAAAGTAAATAACACTTGAGAAGGTTCCCGTACAGGTAACGGGAAAATACCTTTACGCAAATCATCGCCAGTGGTGTCAACGTGTTTCCACTCTAGCGGTGCAAACGATTGATTGCCACCCCTAATTTTAATGCCACGAGACAAAAAGCCACCGGCAGTAGTTGCCATAGTACCAGCATCAATAAGCTGGTTAATAATGGTGTTAATAGATTCATTAAGCGGTCCCAATAGAACACCAAAACCCAAATCATAGAAACCACCATCAGGAGAAGGAATGAACGGATACTTAGTAAAATATTGTTCAGGGGTAATACGCATTACACTATTCTTCTTATCCTTTTCAATCTTAGAAGGAAAGTAACGAGGAGAAATACGAGCTACTTCTTTAGTGTCCCGACGTACCACAACAATGTACGGTTCTGCATAACCATCGCCGTCCAAATCTAAAAAGCAATGTTGTTCCAGAATTTCATACGGGGTAGTGTTATCAGTAATCTCAGGCATTTGTGTGCCTTGAGCTTTATCCTGTAAAGAGTTTAACCCTTCTGAGTTAGTTAGGGCTTGGGGACGTTCTTTACCTACATCCAACCACAAACCAAAAGCATGACGTTCATACAGGTCATTCTTTTGAAAATACAGAATGTGGGTAACACGAGGAGCAGTTTCTAAACTCTTAGTCCAGTAGTTAACAACTAAATCTTTGGCAAGAATATTTTCACCGACATTATGTTTCTTAAGGGGATCGTAATAGTTCTTTTTAAAAGCACAGCCAATGATAGGCTGAGTAATTAACACTTTGTCCATTTCGCTTTCCCAATCTTGGTCTTCTTCCAAGATCTGATAGCTCATGTGGGTTTCAATACGTTCTGCTCTAGCACTCTTATTTCCATCTTTGTCTTGTCCGATGACACGACATTTAACAGGCGTATCTCCATTAATTAACACTGGGTAGCTGCGAGCATGATATTGCAAAGCAGCAATGGTAATAAGGGGAAACTTTACGTTAGCAGCATTGGGCCAAGGAAAACTTTTATTCTCCACAATCTGTAATGCCAGCTTCATACTTTCTTCAGTACGCTTTTCCCAAGCATCTCTACTAGACAAGTCGGCTTCAAAGTTTTTAACAACATCATGCCCAATTTTAGCTAAGTCTTTTTCAGACAATAGCTCTGCAATGTTGTTAGTAACAACAAGAGTGTCAATGTCAATTTTAGTATCTAACTCCATTCCCAACCTTTCAGTAGCCAGTGACTACAGAGCGTCCTGAGTCAGCGTTTTCAGTTTTAAGGAAAGCCTCGTACTCTTCATCCTCGACTTCGAGATTCGTAGGAGCTTCCCACATCTTGTCAAGCAGCATGCCCATGTAGGCCCATGCATCCACTTGGTCATCGTGCTTGTCTCGTGGGAACTTCAATAGTTCATCTTCAAAGGGTGCGTACCAATCTGCCTCATTATCAAACTTAACCGCACCAGAACGCATGCGTGCCTGCATAGATCTAGCTCTGGAGATTTTATCAGCCGTGGGCTTCATCAATACAATGTTAATAAATTCTCCTCGCTTCATCATGGCATCATTAAGATAAGGGCCAATAGATTTTTGGATAGTACCTTGCTCGATTCCGAAGAGTACGGGCTTGTAAAGCTTCTGCAACATAAACATAGTTTCTACAATTTCCAGAGTGTCCATCCTTCTACGAATAACATTTTTTAAATAAAGCTTGCCATCCTCATCTACTCCCGCAATGGTGAAAGCAGAATAGTCTGAACGCTCTTTTGTAGAAACAGCCAAGTCACAAGTTGCGTAGTATATCATAGACTTCTTATGATCGTCAACCTTCATCGGAATAAAGTCACTGCGGTTGAAAAAGGTATTAGACTGGTCTAGGGGTAAGTTTAACATCTCTTGAGAGTATACATCCCCCAATCCTTGCCTTACCGCATCTTCTTTTCTGGCTTTAAAATAGTCAACCGTCTTGGCTTGGGGCCATAATAGTTTAGAGAAGTCGTCTGTGTGGGCACGGTATTTAATACTTTTCCACGGCAACTTAGTAGTGGCATACTCTTTTAAATCTTCTCGTACAAGGCAATCCATACCTCTAGGGCGACTAGCCAACTGACTTCCCGGCATCAGGTTTTCCAATAAGGAGTCCATGTGCAGGATAGTACCTACCACCCTAACCTTACCCCGGTCAGACATAGCAGGAAGCAGAGCAGCATAGAACCACCGTTTAAACTTAAGTCGCCTATCCCTATTTAAAACAATCTCGTCGTTTTCCATATCATCACAAATAAGAAGGGAGGGGCGTTTGTTCTTCCATTTCAAACCCCGAACCTTTTGTTCACTACCCCTAGCTTGGATACGAAACAGGTGTCCATCTTCCATCTCACAGATAATGTCATCCTCAGTGTCTTTGAGAAGTCCCTTAACTCCAAACAGGGATGTTAAATCCTCATTGTCAGTAAGTTCTTTCTTTATATCTCCCAGAAACTGTACCGCTTGGGATACAGTGTCAGACACCACAAGAACGTAGTCAGTCTCCCTAAACAGGGTAGCAGCTAGCCCATAGGCATGAGTTCCAGCCGTACTTTTGGCATGGCCTCGTGGGGCAGCTATAGCCACCTGTTTGTAGTCAGAGCAGAACAATTCCCACATCTCCCTGTGAAAATCAGGGGTGTCACAAGGGGCATCAAAGTTCTTTCTTAAGATGCTATTTACAAAACCTTCTAAAACAGCCGCTGTAAGCATTTAAGCCTCTTGGTGAGGGGTAGACATTACCGGGGGTGCGTTCGTGTCTTCTAGGGGTGTTTTAATCGTTTTAAACTCCCCTTCAATGGCAGGGACAGGTTTGGCTTTAGCAAACTTAGCCAATTCTTCTGCCAACTTGGTGAGGCGGTCTACCGTGGCTTCTTGGGTTTGTTTGTGAACTTGACTGTTCAAAAGAGCCTCTTGCTTAGCCATAAGTTCGGTAGTGGCTTTCAAAGAGTCTTTGAGGTTGACACCCACACGGATAACCCTACCAGTCTTTTGATCCAGAACAAAATTGCCATTGTCCAGCCTGTCCTCAACGATAGTAAGGGCTTTCTTCATTACCCGCTGAATGCTGCTGGAAGTCAGGTCTAGGTCATCAGAACGAACCTGCTCAACCATGTCCTTCCACCAAGGAAGGTTTTTCCAAGCCTTAAGGGTGGGTAAAGGAATGCCGGTGACTAAAGAAGTTTCTGTAGTGGTTCCAAGCATGACGTAGGTGGCTGCAGCTTGTAACCGCTGATCTGCAGACCACCATTTCTTTTTGCCATCTTTACGTTTTCTACGTTCCATTACTTGCAACCCCAACGCTTTCTAGCAGCCTTGCCTCGTTCACCAGTCCAGCCTTTAGACCTAGCACAGAAGCTTTTATGCCGGGGACCACTCTTGGTGGGAGCCTTGAGTTTACTCCCCGTAGCTTTGTTATACTTAGCCCTGCCCTTGGCAGTGAGTCCACCACCGGCCTTGACGGAAAGCTTCTCTCCCCTGCCAACCGACAGGGATGGGTTTTTCTTTTTTGTAGCCATAGAACCTCCTGTAAAGAAGCATAGTGTAACACATATCCTTTTACAAATCAACAGTGTTACTAGTAACTATATATATATAACTATATATACTATATCCCCCCTAATATAAATATATACATAAATGATATATACAGCTATATATAAATATATATAAATAAATAATTTCCCCCTATATACCCTATATATATATAACTATAGCTAATTGTAGTTAATTGTTGCTATGTATAGCTATCACTAATACTATCAAGCACTTACTATAACTATCAGAAGTATAATGGTTCTCAACTACTATCCCCTAGCAGCTGTGCTGGTTTGTCTTCGCTTTGCAATTGCGGGTGTTCAGCTTCAGTTCTTTGCCAGCTCCATAAGTCGTAGCATTCTGCCCCTCGCCCCTTCGCTGCACTTGCTCCTTTGCACGGCTAATGCCAGTCGGCTCACCTTGCGGCATATCCTCGTCGCTGCGCTCCTGCGGTATATCCTCGGTTCGTCCCCTCCGGGGATTCCCTTGGTGGCATGTCGCCCTGCGTAGTCGCATCCGCCTGCGGCGGCACGTTTGCTCCGGGTTGCTGCGAGAGGGGCAGCCTGCTCCTCCGAACTTAAGGAGCCTAACATGGCTATGAACTGGGAAGCTTGGAACACCATCCGCAACAGTGCTGGCAGCTACGCCAAACTCAAGATCGCACAGCAGTGCTTGCGAGATGTCACTCGCAGTTTCGAGGATTACAATAACAATCTTCAGACCGATAGCCACAGTGCTTTGTGCGAAGTCACTGCAATAATTGATGACTATGTCAAGCAGTGCGAAAATCGCAAAAATATCGAAGAGAACAAGAAGGGTCAGCCTTCAGAATAAAAATTAAAGAGAGTGGAGCTTCGGCTCTGCTCTCTTTTTTTTTGCTATCGCAGCTATGTTCCCCATCGTGGGCCTATAATACTTCGTCTAAGTGATCGGAATATAATGTACTATCTTATTAGTAACAAAAGTTTAGCAGTTGTTATTAAAGCGACAGAAGGATTGTCAGACTTGGCATTTAACACTGGATGGCGTATTGTCAGTTGCCAAGATAGTATTGATAAGTGCCATATCATTGCTGATGAAATGAGCATCATTGTTATTGACAATGAAGAGTTGCGAGATATACTCTATCAAGACAGCGAGAGTATGGATTTTTATGTTCGTGTTGTTCGTAATAAGCCTGTTCTTCCCATTTATTAGGAAATTGCAATGCCTATGATTAATACTATTTACATTGTCAACAATGAGAGTCTCACTCATGCTGACATTATCACTCGTATTAGCGTTTTGCATAACTTTTGGGATCGCGGAATCATTACCAATTGGGAATACAAAACAGAAATGGAAAAGTATTTCAACAGTTTTGAAAGCCCCAAACAGGGTAATTACGATCCCAATACGGGGCTTAAGTACACAATGGTAGCACTTAATGAACATAAAAGGTAAGAAGCTTTATCCAGCGTTTTCTAGTGATGCTTTGGGCTTATATGTAATATTTGCAAGAAATAAGCCTGAAGCATCAAACATTGCTCAACAAACATTTGGAGTAGTTATTAATCCAAATAAGTTTCAAAAGACTGGTGCATTTGGTTATGAGATTTTAGTTACTAAAAACATTCTTGAGTTTGTAGCTAACACACATAGGATACAACACAATGGAATTGAATCTTTACCTAAGTGATGAAATTAAGTTAGAAGAAGAACTTAATTTAGAATTAATAAAGCAATGGGAAATGATGCAATATGCTGAAGATGCTGCAAATCTTGATGCCATCTATTATGGAGAACAAAAGTGAAAGAAATCATTGACTTGTGCCTTAATTTTTGTTTAGCAATGCTTACAGCACTTGCATTATTGGCAGTTGGCTTTATAATTGGATTCAAGGACACAACTGCTGCATGGGAACGTGGTTGCAATACTTCTCATGTTTATTACAGCGGTCAAGATAAGTACGAATGCAAAAGAGTCAAGTAAGTAACGGGGGAAACCCCGTTCATACAAATAGTGATTGGCAACAGTCATTATTTCTATGAGATTGGAGGTCACATGAATTTTAATGAATATCAAATGTTAGCACATCGTACTGAAAAAGTAATGGATTATAAAGAGCGTCTAAATCATGGAGTTATTGGTGCATCTGCTGAATTAGGCGAACTTGCTGACATTATTAAAAAGCATGTATTTCACAACAAGCCTCTTGATTGGCAAGATGTTGAAGAAGAAATTGGTGATGTATTGTGGTATTTAGCTATTTTGGCTAATACATTAGGTTTTAAGCTTGAGAATAGTGCTATTAATAATATTCAAAAGCTTAAAATACGTTATCCTGAAAAATATTCAGACAATGAAGCTATCAATCGTAAAGATAAAATGCTTACAACAGGTGAAAATCTGTTAATAAATGACGGTGTTGCTCGTCTTGAAATGATTGAACGTAAATGAGTGTAAATTTAATTTCTGTTACAACTCCGTTGGATAAGTCTATGACTGCAGAAGACTTTATTGTATACACTGCACGAGTATCTAATCCAACAAATCAAGCATTAATGGAAAACAATGAGAAGTTGTTAAAATATCTTATTCAACATAAGCATTGGAGTCCATTTGAAATGGTTAATGCTTGTATTGAAATTAACACTACTCGTGACATTGCTCGACAGATTTTAAGGCATCGTAGTTTTTCTTTTCAAGAATTTAGTCAGCGTTATGCACAAGCTTCAGATGCTTTAAACTATCGTGAAATAAGAATGCAAGATAAAAGTAATAGGCAAAATAGTATTGAATTGCCTAACACTGTTGAAAGTGCTTTGCTTCAAGATAAATGGACATTTTTGCAAGAAAATGTTTATTATAAAGCTTATGCTGCTTATGAGCATGCTTTAGAACAAGGCATTGCAAAAGAAGTAGCTCGTGCATTGCTTCCTGAAGGTCTTACAAGTTCCAAGTTATACATGAGTGGTAGTTTGCGTAGTTGGATTCACTATTGTCAACTTCGTATGGCTCATGGAACTCAAAAAGAACACCAAGAAATAGCTAAACAATGTTTTGAAGAATTGTCTGTAATGTTCCCAATAACAATGCAAGCTATTAAGGATATTAAATGAACATCGAAGCAATGAAGCAAGCATTGGAAGCGTTGGAAGAACCAAAGGAACACGTTGCCAAACACCGCAGACTTGAAGCCATCATCGCACTACGCCAAGCCATCGAAGAAGCAGAGAAGCGAACACATTCAAACCATCCGATGCGACATTTCGATAGGACTTGCCCGGCTTGTGTGGGAGATGACAGCGAATGGCAAAGTATAATAAGGAGAACAACAAATGCTAGTTCAGCTACAAAAACCTGACCCTATCTTGCTGGAAGACCCTGTGCGCCCAAACATCAAGCCCGAAGACCGGTTGGGGTACACGCGGGATGTGTGGGCGTTGATCGAAAACAAACAGTTGGGAGCGATCTTGTGCATCGCATTCCACAAAACAATCCCTACCACGGAAGCGGAACTGATGTACCCGCCAAGCAGAATATGTTTAGACAACGCGATCTTGTACAGCATCTGGTCGTACAAACCGGGATGCGGCAGCAAACTGGTGCGTGAGTACTTAGAGATGGAACGTGTGCAAGGTTCTCCTGTCAAGCGCATTGTTACGATGAGTCCGAAGACAACGATGGCGAGAGACTTCCACTTACGAAATGGGGCGAAGGTTCTACAAGAGAATAAGGAGACTGTAAACTATGAATACTGAACTAATTAAAACATTTTTTCGGAGTTGAATGATGAAACCTATAGTGCATTACACAACAAGTGAATGGTATATGAGCGAAGATAGTGATGGTGAACCTTTTATGTTTGCCAGAGTCTATGCTTTGGATCATCCTGAGCTTAAAGAAGGTGATATTCGTACAAGTAAGATACTTAAATTCATTGCTGATGGTGAATTTGAAACAATGAATAGCATTTATGTAAAGGTTTAATATGGAAACCAGATTTGATTTAGAGCAACAAATTATGCAGTGTTGGTGTGTAGTAGATGATATTCGTGTTGTTTTGTCAAAAATAAATGACATGGATGATGATAAAAAAGAAGTAACGTTGGAAGGAATTGCTAGTCTTTACGATGTTAAATTTGATGTTATGTTTAACACTTTTGAAAAAATGATAGCAGAAAACCAAACTTCTATTGTTGATAAAAGTGCAGCCAAACGCATTGCTACACAATTAGGATGGCAACCACCAGCTCATTCTTCAAAACAGGACGAATAAATGAAACTAACTGAACATTTTACTTTAGAAGAGCTAACTGCTACGCAGCATAGGCAGTTTGATAATACTCCTAATGAGCAAGAAATAGCTAATCTTAAACGATTGGCTACATTGCTAGAAACAGTAAGAACTATTGTTAACAATCCTATTGTTATTAATAGCGGGTTTAGAAGCAAAGAAGTAAATGACAGTGTAGGTAGTAAAGATAGTAGTCAACACCGTTTAGGCTGTGCTGCTGATATTCGAGTGTTGAATATGACTCCGTTTCAAGTTGTATCTGCAATTAAGAACAGTGTTATTAGGTTTGACCAGTTGATTTTAGAATTTAATAGCTGGACTCATATTAGTGTGCCTAACACTGAACTTATAGTTCCTCGTCGTAATGTTTTGGTAATTGACAAGACTGGTACTTATCCTTTTAAAACGTAATGAAGTCCCGGTGGTGGAATTGGTAGACACAAGAGACTTAAAATTTCTCGCTTATGGCGTAAGGGTTCGAATCCCTTTCGGGACACCACTGCAACACCGTGCCACTTCGTGTCACTAGTGTTGCTTTTACACAATCATTAATTCAAGCTGCGGCTTCCTGCCCCTAATCCGCCTGTGGCGGGGCAGTTGCCTTGCTTTT